GGCGAGAATCTTGTTTCCCTCAGCCTCATTCACATCAAGAATTAGGACTGGAATTTCGGCATCGCCACACTCAGCTGCCCGCATATGCCCATCAATCAGGATTAACTTGCCATCCTGTTCACGGCATAATAACGCTCCAGCAAAGCCAATCTCTTTAAGAGTCTTGCGTAATGCCTTGCGCTGCTTCTCTGGATGGACCCTATGGTTTAGCGGATTAGCCAGTAGATCACTGGCTTTTATGCGCCTAAACTCTTTGATCCTATCTTTGAAATCCATATCAAAAATCCTTTAGGGAATTCCTACATCTCTCGCATTCAGCTATGTGGGTTTTTAATCCACTCTCTAAATACTGCTTCTTCTCAATGGCTTGTGAGTTATTCGGTTGATGCTTAACAATTTCATTCACTGTCCCCAACTGTAGCATAAAAGTTACAGTCAAATGGCACAGGTCCAGCGGTTCAAGATCGGAATTGACCATCAGTGTCATTTCTTTTTCCTTCTTGCTTCTTTTTCAATTGAGCATAGCTTGCAACGCTTCCTTTCCACGCCATTCTTTCTTTTCTCAACTAAAACATTTTCACCGCAAACCTTGTGGCCTTTGGTACAAACTTTATTTCTCATCGCTTCCATGTTTTTTGAATAAGCCCTTTTCGCATTCTCGCCCCTACTCACTATTTCCAAGTGAGAAGGATTTACACATGATTTATTTCTACAGGTGTGATCTACTGTTAAATCTTTATCTATTTCTCCAACTATAAGCTCATATGAAAATCTATGTGGCTTTAATTCAACAGTCTTCCTTTCTCCAATTGATTTCATAAATCTTCCGTATCCTTGCTTGTTTTTAGGACCATTCCAACTCCAGCAACCTTCAGCGGTTGTCGCTGAAATGCTAGACCAGAACCTTTCAACCAAGCACTTAGCCTCTCTTGCCATTATTCTTTTCCTTTTTTGTCAGCTTCTTCCATCTGCCTTGATACTTTATTAGCCCAAGTCCTTCCAGCATCAGAACCCCATAGGTTCCAAGCTATCCAGCCAGCAGAATCAACTCCCCATCCTTCGCCCTTCTTGTCCACTTCGTGACGGGCAAAGTAACTTACCATGCGCTTGATGGTTGATGGAGAAAGTTCTGCACCATTCATCAAATCCCTTGCACGGGCCACCCCTATGGCAGTTCCACCTCTATTGTATTTCTTCCTTAGCTCAAGTCCACGCTTAGCAGCTTTACGAACTGAATCAGGAGGCGTGAAAGTTATGTGGCCATATTTACCATCGCCACTAGATTCTTGGACAGGCGCAACTGTTAATGGATCTTCAGGCTCTTGAGCCATTGGATCTTGCCCCGTTGGATCTGACCGTCCAGAGGAGTGAGGAGGCAACTCCTGTGTCCCGTGCAATGATTCAGGGAAGATAGCATTGACCTGATCTTGAGGCATTAGCGGGAATGCAGCAGATGCAATTGATCTGCCAACTTCAACTGGAATCTGCCCAGTTGCTACCCTCATGACGATGCCTACCAGATTCTCAATTTGCAATCCATTTAGCGCAGAATCAGACACTTGAGACGAATCCTCTTGGCCGGGTGCAATCTCAGATGCCATCTTCTCAGCTTGCTGCTCAATATTGCGCTGCTCTGCGTCGAAATTAAGGCCAAGCTCTTGGGTGACGGTCTGGGCAGACTTGATCCCCATAGTCATATAAGTCTGGTTGGCTTGAGAATCGGCAATCTTATCACGGGCCTCCACTGCTGGAGGAGTAACCATAACATCAATTACATCCAAGATGTTAATTGGCAATTGGCCCATTTCAGCAGCAGTACGAATTGCTTCACGGGCAATCCTCAAAAAGTATCGTCGATAAAAAGTCTGCATCCTAACGCAGTTGCGAAGGAATGGAGATTCAGCCGTCAAACTGGAAGCATAGTTGGCCCCAGCAACATTGGCAGAAGACAACCACTCTGGCGCATTGTGTCGATTGCCAGCTGAGCGAAGTAGCGATTGGAAGATCTCTAGATGATCTCTTGCACTATCTGCTCCGGGTGGTTTCACATAATTCATTCCCTTTGGAATGTCTAAGAATGTTCCCGGCTCAATGCGCTGATAGTCCGTTTGTCGCCCACTTGGCACATTGTTCACAGAGTAGTCAACCATGTCATCAACAAACGATTCTACTTGAGCAGCAGACGCTGCATCATGTTGGCGAACAGCAGCAATGGCCGATTGGACTGATGCCCCTTCTCCCAAGTTCTTGCGTAGCTTGGCCGAAGTAGAAAATGTATCTAGCGTATCGTAACTGAAATCGGACAATCCTCTCTTAATTGCCTTTGGAACATTGCACTTGATGTGGATAATCCTATCGGCTGGAACCATTTCCCCATTTACATTTCCAGCAGTAGCATCACGCTCCTCTTCGCCCTTTGGAGCGTTATAGTCTATGTAATAGCTGATTAGGTTGAATACATCATCTGGATCAGTTTCAATTCCATATGACCAATGGGCAAAGTCTTCGCCGGGTGGTTGATAGACTTGTTCCGGCTCAATTGTACGAACCAATAACCGTCCAGAAGGTTGAGGGAATAGGCGGAGGAAGCATTCGCCATCTGTGCGAGAACGCTTGAAGATCTCATCCTCCATCAAATCCCATTCATTCTCATTCAAGAATCTGTCGAGTACGTCTTGGCATCGACGCACTGTGGATTCGTCAATTTCGATTGTACCCTTGGGGGCGACACGATAATTGAATCCGCTGCCAATGACATAGCTGCATAATCCATTAAGGAGTCCAATTGCATTTGGATTCGTAGTGGTAACCAATCGGGCTTGAGCCCTAATAATGGATAGCTGTTGTTCTGAATACCAGAATGGGAAATTCGACCCGTAACGCCGATCCTGTGGATTCGAGATTGGATAAGCGAACACGCCTCCATCACGGAAACGGTCAAGAAGATCGACATAATTACCAAGCCAAAAATCATTCGTGAGTACATTTTCACGCAAGTTCCTCTTGACACGCTTCCCATGCTCCTCTGACGGTTTTGGCGGAAGAAGGAAATTGATTATTTTTTGCCAAGTATTCATGCGATTATCCTTCTTGCCAAGGGAGCCCGCTTGCCATTCCAGATGGAAATCATAGTCCTCAATGCCATTTCCAAGGCATCAGGACCATCATCATGCTTCCCAAGCGGGAACTCACGCAGCTGTGCAACAAGGAGGCGAGTGCCTTCACTACGCTTGAATCGAATTAGTTTATTGGCGAGGTATGGCCCCAGCCTCCTAATACGCACATCTTTATTTATATTATTATAGATTTGCATGATTGGAATAGCATTTCCTTGCCTTTTTGATTCTTCAAGTATTTGCGTAGCTAGTAGATGCTGGAATTGATTGGTTTCAATTCCAAGGCCATCCGGCTCAAATGCTTCAGCCTCTGCAACCACCTTGGTTACCATCGTCTCAGCATCCATGCGCTTCAATTCGGCATCGCAATAGATAATTCCGTTATTATCACGGGCCAACTTGATAATTGCCGTATAGTCCCCATGCCGTGCATCTTTCCCCTTAGACGGGTCAACTGACATAGTCTTGATTTTAATGTTGGAATTCTTTGGCCACTCTTCAAACCAGATATGTTCACCGAAATGGGCGGATGGCCACTCTGCGCCCTCTTGATCGACGAATTCTCCGTCTAATTCCTGATTGGCTTGCTTGTCAGAATATTGCTTGGCAACTGCCTTAATGAACTCTCCAGCGAGGAAGGGGTTCTGGGAGGTCTTGGATTTAAATAGCTCCGTGTTCTCCCGATCCCCTTTACCAAATACATTGTAAGTCCAATGGCTCATTCCCTTGGGCGTAAAGGTCGATGTTAGCCATCCAGCCCGCCCCCCTTCTCGTAAACGGCCAATGCAAATATTGAATACTTCTTCCTCCATGATGGATGCTTCGTCCATCCAGATTCCGCTAATGTTTGGTCCCCGTAGCTTGTCTGGATCGTCACCGGAACGGAAGATAATTTCTGATCCATTTGATAAGACGAGCCGGGGCGGTTGCTTCCATTTCTCCTTGATTATTTCTAGCTCTTCTCCCAGCTGATTAATTGTCCGCATTGTTGCGTCTTGGAGCATATTGTAGGTCGGGGAAATGACCATGTAGAGTCTGCCTTTGCCATCATCACTCATCGCCCGGCGTAGCAAATCGTAAGCTCCAACCCATGACTTTCCAGAACCAATGCCACCCACAAAGCCTCGATACAGGGCTTGAGAATGGTGGAAATCATATTGAACTTGATGCAGCTTGAAGGTCTTACTGATCGTCTCAGTTGCCTTCTTAGTAGTCGGATTCGACTTCAAGCTCGGACCCTTCGGTCTTGGCATCGCTGAACCCTTCTGGCAAGTTTGGCCGATAGTCCATTGCTGGATTAACCGTTACGGCAATTTGCTTCTGATTAGAATCAACAATTTCTTCGACTATCTGCAACCGAACCGTAGTTACATTGGATACCTCTTGACGC